TATTTAACTTTTCTCATGCCTATTGTCGTTTTGTCATACACATTGACAAGCCCATCAAGCCATTCAGGAAGCTTGTCATTGTTTTGTTCAATTTGTTCCTTCACAAATGCGCTTAAACTATTGCTATTGACAGTTTCATATACCAGGTCACCATATCCATTATCTTTAAGAGCCTGATACAATTGCTGTTTTTGTTCCGAGACCGGTGATGCAAAGGTCTTTGTATTGAGATAGAATAGCAGTCCTCCTCTACTGAAATTCTGCATTTCTTCTTCAAGCATTTGTTGAGCTAGTTCTTGCTCAGTTGCTTCAATTTCTGTATTAATTTCTTTGACTTCATTTTCAAGCTGTTTTTTTTTATCTCTCAACTCTTTTAACTTGTCTGCTAATTCAAATATGTTCATCCTATCTCTCCTTCCCTGTTTTTTTTTTCTATTTTTATACCGCTTGGGACCTCTTCAATGCTTATGTTAATTGTTACTTTCCCTTTATAATCACCGATTGCTTCTACTAACAATTTTTCTATGCTAATATATTCATCTTTGTTTTTAATCCACAAACTTCCTCCTGTTGTAATCTCAACGTCCATGTTTTCTAATTTTAACAATATCTTTTCTAACATTTTAATAACCTCCTTAAAATTTTTATTTTAAGTATATTCTCCAATTATCCACCACCATCTTGGCCATATCCTCTTTCTTTTGCAGAGCTTTCATTACGTGTTCATCAACTGTGTTTTTAGCCAAAAGGTGTATATAAGTGCAGTTATTTTTTTGACCGATACGATGTATTCTGGCTCTTGCTTGTTCGTAGTTTGCATAGTTGAAATCTACTGAATAGAATATTGCAGTATCTGCTGCGTGTAATGTTATGCCGAGCCCTGCGGTCTGAATCTGCGCTATAAATACTGTGCAATTGGGATCTTCTTGGAACTGTCTTACCTTCTCGCCTCTTTCCTTTACAGGAACTTCACCAGCTATCCAACTGTACTGAATTTTAAGCTCGTCCATAAGTTTTCTAATCGCTTCAATTTCTGCTACAAACCTTGCAAATATTACGACCTTCTTACTAGCTTCAACTATGTCGCTTACGATTTCTTTCAGCATTTCTAATTTTGCTCTTGATACTTGCTTTTGTGTTGCGTCATCTGTATTGACATAACCGCCTGTAATCTGCTGTAGTCTCAATAGCCTTGTAAGCACATTTCTTACAGTAATCTCACTATTTTCAAGTTCTGTATAACTGTCTTCCTTGATTTCTTCGTATATTCTTCTTGCTTTAGGCTCTAATTCACAGTACATATATTCATCAATCTGATCTGGCAGGTCCAGAGCTTCTTCTTTTTTAACTCTAAATGCTATAGAATGTGCTTTCTGAATAAGTTCATCAAGGTTTTGGTATCTTATTATTTCATGCCCTCCATAACCGCCCATAACTGCGTATCTTGCTCTAAAGGCATAATAGCTTGTCCCAAATATCGAGTCGTCGAGGAATTTGTATTGCGAGAAGAAGTCCAAAGGCGCATTTTGTACTGGCGTACCTGTAAGAATGAGTTTGTATTTTGCTATCTTTCCTAACTTGTGCATTGCTTTTGATTGCTGGGCTGAAGGATTTTTAATACGCTGGCTCTCATCGGCTATAACCATGTCAGGCTTCCAAGCGAGCAGTACATCTATCATCCTCCATGTTGCCTCGTAATTTATAACTGCCACTTGAAGAAAATCAGTCCATTGAGACAAGCTTTCTAATTTCTTTATCCTTTGTTGTATTGGACCTTCTAAAACTGCAATTTTGTACATTATTTTTGCTGCTTCGAATTCTTTTGGCCATACTGGGCAAACAGATGTTGGCGCAACAATCAGAAGCCTTTTTATCTCGCCTCTTTGGTATCTCCTTGCGGCTATGGCTACAGAAGTCAGACTCTTCCCTGTCCCCATTTCCATTAGTAAAGCGAAGTTAGGATTTATTAAAGATAAGTTATATGCTTTTATTTGATGTTTGAATGGTTTAACTTTGATTGGCATTGGTTCAATAGGCTCGACTTCATCTGCCAATTTAATTTTTGTTATCTCATCTTGTATTTGTTTTAGCTCTATATATTTATCTATGATTTTTTTGTCTATGTTGCTCGTAATGTGTTTAAGATGTTCTATTACATCGAGTGTGGTAGGCAATACCCAAACCTTTCTCTTTGGATCCCACTGCCTCCCGGGAATGTTTTTAATCATCTCTTTTTCGTAGTAGCAGTCGCTTACTTCGATATGATCTTCTGCTAATATTGCTTTCAATTTCTCACTTCCTCCCTATTGAGTACACCATCCAAAAATGGTATACTTAAAGTAACGGATTTTATTTTTTAGGCTCTTTTTATAGAGACACAGCTCTTATAGAGCTACTTTTTTTGCTTCTATTGAAGCTTCTATTTCTTTTTGCAAAGCTGCTCTTAAATCTTTTACTTTGCCTACAAATGTAAACATTCTATATGGGTAAGTAGAATCTTGTCCGCATTTATGGCATTTGACTGCATTTATCCAGCCTTGTCCACCTATCCAGTAACGGATTTTACAGGCATAGTGGCTACCACATCGTGGACAGACAGCATCATAAATGAACATTTATTTCACCTCCATGCTTTTAAGTTTTTCTAATAATGTGTTGTGTTTTTCAAGATCTTTTTGTAAAGCTTCTATAATTTTCGCTTGCGTTTCTGTCAAATCTGTTCTATTGTCTTGGTTCCAATGTGCGATTAATTCTTTTAATGATTGAATTTTAGACCACACTAAACATTCAAGAATATTCCTTTCTTCATAAGTGAACAGCGGCTCTGGTACTTTTGTTTCTCTCTCCAGGGTTTCTTCTTCTAAGATGTCTGAAATTTTAATGTTGAGAGCTTTAGCGATTTTATTTAGGGTTTTAATGCTTGGATTATATCTGTTGTTTTCAATGTCAGCTAAGTATGAACGGGATATGCAAATTTTATCCGACAAATCTTTTTGAGAAATAAACTTGGCAAGTCTAATTTTCTTTATGTTTTCTCCAATAGGCATTTTATTTTACCTCCTTTGTAGTACAAGTCTTTTATAATAGTGCTTGCTATGTCGCAAATATTTTTCCATCGTTTTTGCGTTTCTTCTTCATTAATTTTTGGCGCAATAACATATACTCTTGTATTACCAAATTTGTATTCTTTATCATATTGAACTCCCACTTAGATCACCTCTTTATTATCAGATAAAGCTGGAAACAATTCGTCCAAAGGAACACCAATAACTTTTGATATTTTTATAGCGTTTGTAAGAGTAGGAACACTTTTGCCGTTCAGGACATCATAAAAATATGATTTTGATAAACCTGTTTGTTCAATCACGTCAGAAATTTTAAGGTTTTTGTTTTTTATTGTTTGTCTTATGTTGTTTTCCAATTTCTTCACCCCCTACACTTTTAATTGTACCACTTTATCGGACAATATCAATTCTTATTGTACCTCTTTATCGGACATTTAATAGAAATAGCTCTCTCATTCTAAAAAAATCTTTGATTATCTTAAAATTAATGTTTACTTTATCGGACATTGTGATATAATATAGGTAGGATATATCGGACATACATATAATAATATAAGAGGGAGTGTTCCTAATGATAAATGAAAAGTTAAAAAAAATTAGAAAAGAGCGAGGTTTGAGTTTAAGAGCTTTAGCTAAAAAATCAGGAATATCTAAAAGCACTTTAAATGACATAGAAAATGGCAAAAGCAATCCTACAACAGAAACATTAGCAAAAATCGCTAAAGCTTTAGACATAAAAATATCTGATTTCTTCCGAACTGAAAATGATTCAGAAAATGACCCTGATTTGGAATTTATAGATGAATATGCTCTTTCGCTTGACGATGAAAAAGAGAAATTCCCAAAAGTAACAGACGTAAAAGAAGCCTTAAAAATCATTATGGCGCAGCCTGGCCTTATGCTAAATGGCGAGCTTCTAAGCGATGAATCAAAAATAGCACTGGCAAATGCTATCCAAATGGGTTTGGCGTATGCTGAACAAATGCAAAAAAGAGAAAAAGAGAACAAAAAACAATGATATTATCATAAAGATGTAAAGGGGAGGCTGCGCTAATGATAAAAGAAATAGTGAATGGCCTTATCGAAAAATATGGCACAAATAATCCATTTGAATTGTGTGATATGCTGAATATAAATATTATGTATAGCAATTTAGGATCTGAAATAAAAGGTTTTGTTCAAAGGACACCGAATGGTTTTGAAATTATACACATAAACTCA